GTTCGCAATAAGTATGCGGATTGCGTGCCAAATACGACGATCAATTTTCCCCTCCTTTGCAAAACCTTCCAACGGAGCGTTTAAATACGCCTCTATTGCAAGTTGAACGGGTTCAATAAGTTCGGTTATATATGTATCGTCCGTATCAAAATCGACATTTAAATGCTGTTTGAGTTCTTCGAGTGTTACGTATTGTGGCATAATTATAAGTATGAAAAAAGGCTAAGGCTATGAAGCCAAAGCCTTTTCGTTTTTAAGTAGTTAGTAGTGTGTTATGCTTTTGCAACTTTTGCAACCGCTTTCTTCTTCGCGATTGCGAATGCCTCTGGGCGAGCTACAACAATGTCATACTTTGAGTTTAGCGTAAACTTCGTTTCGTTAGTGTCTGCTAGAGTCACATCGTCAATAGTCATTCGAATTTTTCCCCATTGACCGATACCAACGTTCGAAAAGACACCGAAGCCGAGTTCATCCGCACCCATGTAATTAGTCATGTACACCGGATAGCCATTCATCATCCCGTCTTTAAGAACCATTTCGGGAGAACCTTTTTCAATACGTGTAGTTTTTAATTTACCGCACATTTTCGGACTGCAAATATATGCTGCCGTTCCGTCAGTAACATCTACGTTTTCATCCATTACTGCGGTTTCTAGCGCTACAACGTCCTCGAATGTGGGAGCAACTTCATACTCCACTGTTGGAGAATCTTTCACAA